CCGGTTCTGCTCGACCAGCTTCCCGGTTCGGATGAGGTTGCTCCTGTCGTCATGTACACCGGCAAAGGAAACGTGGTCAAGTACCAGTACGGCCTTCATTACCGGGGTGGCGATCCCGACCAGATTTACCCGCTCACCCGCAAACAGTTCCTCGACTACATCCACAAGGCGGTCGGATCACGAAACCCGATTGGGGCTAAGGCGGCCAAAATGCAATACGCCGATCCGAAAGCACTCGATATGGCTCCGACCACGGAAACACCTCGCCAAGGAGACTTTTTCACCAGGGCTACGGGCTTGAACTATATGACAGTTCACGGTGACCCCACTCTTCTAGGCGCTTTCGACCCCAAGGAGTTCGAGGGTCTTTCCTGGCCGGTGCAGCAGTCGGAAATGTCGAACCTGAGAGGGCTCGCAACCCCCGGAAACCAGGCGAAGATCATCAGCCGGGGACGGACGACCGGCGAATCAGGTGGCACCTTCACTTCTTCCAGGAATGGCCTGCACATCGCCACCTTCCCCACCCCGCCAAAGATCGAAGACTACTTCGACCCCGGCCAGCTCGTCACCTGGGTGAAGAACGCCACCCGCATACACCCGTATCCGAACGAGCAGGAAGCCCTGGCGCAGTTGCAGGACACTTTGAACTACCACTGGAATCTGGAACGGCGGAAAGCCTTCCCCGAACCCGGATCTCCCGAAGCTCTCGCCCAGAGATTCAGGTGGTCGCCCTACTTTGCCCCCCGCTGGAAAGGCAATCCGCAAGGCCCTCTGAACCTGCCGCTTGGATTGCGTCTCCTGCTCGAAAAGATGTTCGGTAAAGGCTCACAGGGCTAGGTTGTACGCACAGTTCTGCTAGACTGTGGGGGTGAGCAAAGCTGAACGTGTTTTTGAGGATCACTCCTGCTGCTTCTGCGGCCAGGTGATCCCCGAAGGACAGGTGAACGACTTCCAGTTGGAGGCGATCTTTGCACTCGGGGACGCAAACGAAGAGTCCCAGATGTTCTACGCCCACGACTACTGCTTCGCCAAAGCCCTCCAACCTGACTTCCGCCACGACTTCGGCCTCGAAGTAGGGCAGAACTACGACGATCTCGCATGTCCTCCTGATGCCTGAAATCACGTTTGTCCCCAATGTCACTGAGGGAACTGCCCACTGGAGATGTTTTACGCCTGCCAAGGCTCTAGGTGCGAAGGTGGTCGATCCGAAAGACTGCCTCGACTACTCGAACTGGACTGTGGTCGGCATGGAAGGCTCCGTTTGTGTTTGGCAGCACGTCCAACAGTGGGATGCCCTGGCGATCATGGCGAAACAGGTGGCGGACGGGGTAAAAGTGTTCGTGGACGTGGACGACAACTACCTTCGCAAACCCCCCAACCATGTTCCTTCGGTCTGGGGGAAAGAACAGTACGCGATTCACAAGGAGGCGATCCAACTTGCGCACGGTGTTCTCGCTTCTTCCGAAGCGTTGGCAGAGACGTACAGACGAGAACTCGGCACTACGACGCCTGTCTTCTTCTGCCCCAACTGCATCGACCCTTCTGCTTACCCGGATACAGCAGTTCGAGCAAAATTCGATGGCATTTACAGGATCGGCTTCGCAGGTTCCCATTCTCATCGGGCCGGAGACCTACGCCTTGTTAGCCGCGCGCTATCCGCTGCATCGAAATGCCCCGATGTGGAGATCGTATGCTTCGGGACCTGGCGTTCCGACTGGAAGTTCCCCTTCGTCCGTGTGGGAGGAGTCCCACTGGCCGAATATCGAGAGTATTTGACCGTTCTGGACGTGGGTCTAGCCCCACTTGTGGTGGACGAATGGACGATCTGCAAAACGCATATCAAAGCAATGGAGTACGCAATGGCTGGCGTATTGCCGATCGTTCAGGACTGCGAAGTGTTCAAATACTGGGATTGGCTTTACCCGTTCAAACTGATGTGCAAAACCCCGAGGGATTACATGAAGGCGGTGTTGTACGCGGTAGACCATCAGGAAGAAGCCAAAACGATCGCCCGATTGTGCAAAGACTTCGTGCTCGCGAACTGGGTCATCTACGACAACGTGCATTACTGGAGGGAAGCTTTCGATGCCGCCTAAGAAGAAATCACCAAGAGCCAAAAGCAAAGGCCCCGGTATTGGGATAATCCCGAAAGGACACAGGCTCCCCCTCAACCCGAACTGGGTGGATGGCCGCCAAGGGAACATCCTCCTGAAAATGCCCTTGCTTTTGAAGAATGAGCTGAAACGCTCCGCCCATGTGAACGGACGCACGATGCACGAGGAGGCGAACTGGATCATCGCCCAGTTCATGGAGTCCCACCCGGAGTTCGACGCGATGAACTGGATGCTGCCGGAGGCGGTGGTAGCAGAGTCGGAGTCTTCGGAGCTGCCCCCGGAGCCGATAGACGAGCAGGCCACCGCCTCCGAGAGCATCCCCGCCCAGAAGCCTGCGCCCGTACTCCCGGAACGAATCGTGGGCTCTTGCCCGCACGGTATTCCGCCCGGAGGGTTCTGCTACGTCGAGGGTAGACGAATCAGATGAGAACAGTGGAGAGGCGAGGTCAAGGATCATTCGACGCAGGGAAAACCGGAGGCCAAGAAGAAGTAACCTGTGCGTACAACTGCTATCCTGCCCGAAAGGAGAAGAAGTGGAGATCGGAACAACCCAGAAGATTCGTGAGAGCGTGCCCCGCGAGGAGCCCGTCCCTCCGAAGACCCCGGTGAAAGTCCCGGAACCTGTGAGGATGCCGGAACGTGAGAAAGTCCCTGCCTGATGTACTGGACGATCACCTGCGGCGAGTGTGGCACGCCGCTTTACGAGACTGAAATCAACCCTTCCGGGCGAAAGATGAACGCTCAGAAGATGGTTCCTTTCCCTAGGATTCCAAGACCGAAAGCCAGGGAGAAGGCGGTCTGCCCGATCTGTAAAGCAGACCTTCGTAAAGCGGCGATCACGAACGGTGTGCCGACGGTCGAACCGGAGATCGGTGCGGAGCCGATCGTCGCCTGGCGGGCCTGGAATGTCGTCCGAACCGATATTTCCGGGGAGATCCTGGAAGAGATCATGCTCAGCCGGGTGATCCCGATTGAAAAGCCTGTCACGACCCAGCTTCGTCTTGTCCCCCTGAACACCGGGAATCCTTACCCGCCCGAACGTTACGATGCCTCCTGTCTGAACGGAACACACTCTCATAAGGACCACATCGTCCCCGGCCCTGGTTGCACCTGCGGTGTTTACGCGCTCAAAGAACGGGATGCTGTCATCGACATGGGGCAGGTGTACGGGGAGGTGTACCTGTGGGGCCGTGTGATCGAAGCGAACGGCGGTTACCGTGCCCAGTACGCCTACCCGAAGAGGTTGTGCGTTCGTTTGGGTGGCATAGACATGGAGAAAGTGAACGAGCTGAGCCGTGTCTACCGTATCCCCGTGGAAATGGTAAAAGCGTCAATACCTCAGAAGGGTGGCTCCTTTTTCTATAACGTGATTATGACTAACACGACGAACTCGACGAATGCGCTCTCCTGGGGGTTCAGAGTCTAATGAGAGGGGAACGTGTTTTCCTGCGTGTCCGGGAGGAGGAGAAGAAGCTCTGGAAAGAAGCTGCCGGAGGCTCCCGTTACATGAGCGCATTCATTCGTGAGGTGGTGACGGCCGCTTCTGAGGAGGTGGTGAGGTTGCGGAACGGTCGCCGGAAGAAGTAGGCTTTGAGAGTCGCGAGCCCCTCTCCGCGATGAGGGGCGACTTCGGCCTCTTCGGAGGCCGTTGTCGTTTCCTGGGCGTACAATCAGGTCATGCCCAAACTCCCTGATTCTGTGCTCGCGAAAGCTCGTGAGAGGGCCGCCGCTCTCGTGGTCGTCCCCGAACCACCGGAACCACCTGACCCGGAGGACACGAAACTGTTTGTGCCTAAGAAGGGTGGTAAGCCGAAGACGATCATGGAGAGGAAGGAGCGGGAGGAGTTCCTGGCCGCTCTGGACAGGATGGAACCCCGAGCCCTGGAACGGCTGGAGGAGCAGTTGGAGCATCCTGACCCCCGGATTGTTCAGTCGGCGATGAAGTTGATCATGGAGTACCGCCGGGGCAAACCGGCCCAGACGATCCGACAGCAAACCGATACGGTACAGACGATCCGTTTCGAGTCAGCCGCGTTTAGGCCGATGGACTACCTGGAAGCGGATGCGTCCTAACATCATTCGTCGCGAGGGAACCACCCTCGTGGTGGGTGACATCAAGCCGACGAAACGGCAAGCCGCCTTCTTCGATGCCTGCGCTCGTGAGGACGCAGATGAGATCCTTTACGGCGGTGCGATCCGCAGCGGCAAGACACAAGCATCATGCAGGCAGGTGGTTCACTGGGCCTGGCGGTTCGGTGGAACTCACCTAATCGCCCGCCGCACCTACCGTGAGCTTGAGGACTCGACGAAGAAGGTGTTTTTACGTGGGGACGGTGCTGTTCCTGCCGCCTGCCCGGCCGAGCTGATCGAGAACTACCGGGCTGCCGATAACAAGGTGATCTTGCGTAACGGCGCTGAGGTTCTGTTTCGCTCTTTGGAAAATCCGAAGGAGGCAGAGGACAAGATCAAGAACATCACCCTTGCCTCTTTCTTCATCGACCAGGCGGAGGAGTTGGACGGAAACGACAACTACAACCTTTACCAGACGATGCTCGGCCGGTTGTCTGACCCGCGTGGCCCTCGCAAAGCAATCCTGGTGGCGAACCCCGGTCCGGAAACCCACTGGTTGCACACCCGTTTCGTCGATCCCGAACTACGCCAGCCGTACACCGCTTACATTCACACCACCCTGTTCGATAACGCGGAGCACCTGCCGGTCAGATATGTGGAAACACAGATTCGGCGGAAGGATTCAGACCAGGAATGGTATGACCGTTACGTGCTCGGGAAGTGGGGGTCGTTCGGCGGGAAACGGTTCAAAATCTGGAACCCGAATGTTCATGTGATCGAACCCGTCCAGTTGGACAAGAGTTGGGAGTTCCTTGAAGGAATCGACTACGGATACCAGAACCCTTTGTGCGTTCTGTGGTGTGCGATCACCCATGAGAACCGTTGGTACATGATCGCCGAGCATTACGAGTCGGAAAGACCGATCTCATATCACGCAGGAAGGATCAAGGAAATCCGGGAGGAACTGGGGATCTCCCCGTCCGCCATCTATCTTGACCCGTCCGCTTGGGCGACCGAACGACAATACGAGTCGGCGGCAGCCGAGTTCTTCGACTACGGGATCTGGGTTACGAAAGCCCAGAACGACCGAATCGGAGGCTGGAACAGGATAGACGAGATGCTGCACGAGAAACTCGAAGATGGATTACCTCGCCTACAGATTTTCAACACCTGCAAGAACCTGATCCGTGAGCTGCCGAACTTGAAGATCAAAGACGAAACCGACGACGTGGAGAAACGCCTAGACCATGCGGCAGACACGGCACGCTACCTATGTATGAGTCGCACCCCGGCACCGATCAGAGGGGATGCGGAGGAGCAGGTGCCGTGGCGTGATCTTTATGCCCGACGTCGTATCGCTCGTGCCCTTTCGGAGAGAGAAGCGATCTTCTACGGGTAACGTCCGCCTTTTCCTTGATACTTCGCTCATGGCAAAGAAAAAGGCACATTCAGGTTCCAAGAAGCCGCAGATGAAGATACCCATGAAGACCATGATGAAAGCCAAGGACATGAAAGAAATGGGCAAGAAGGGATGAGCGAGTTCAGGATCGTTCCGCACGCCGTCTACTCGCCCACCCGCTGCCTGACCTGCGGTGATCACACCGGCCCGTTCGTGGACACGCATGTCGAATGGCCCGGCTGGGGGCACGTTTACCTGTGCTGCCCGCATGAAGGTCGCCCCGGCTGTATCGGCCAGATAGCACGCTTGTGCGGCTGGTCAGACCCGTTGGCGGTAGAGAAACTCCAGACTGACATTCGGAACGCGCTCGACCATATCGACTCACTCGAAGCCGAACTGGACAAGGAACGCTCCGACAAGTACGTGTCTGTCGCCGAGGTACGCGAGCTGATCGGAAGGAGGTAACAGTGGCCACCAAAGCCAAGGCCAAAGGTCCCAATAAGGCTCCGAAAGGGTTTGAGGGCTGGCCGGTCTACCAGTCACGAGCCCGTTTCCATGTTCTGCACGACCCGGACACGGACGAGTATCTGGTCGCCGACGAGGACGGGAACCTGGCTTTCCTCACTCTTTCCGAGTTCCACGACCAGTTCGGCTTGGTCACCCCCGCCCGGGGTGTCTGATGCCGTCCAAGAAGACCACCAAGTCCCTTCGCCAAGTTCGCTACCTCCTGAGTTCGGGTTCTCCGCTTTCCCCCGGCCAGAAGGGAACCCTGAAAGGGGAGCTTGAGTCTGGAGCTGTTAGGGTGAAGGGGCGGAGGAAGAAGTAGTGGCGTCCACGACCAGGAAGAAGATCAGGAAGCTCAAGGGGAAGCCGTGATCTACCGCGCCCGCACGGTTAGGGAAATGGAGCGCAGCTACCAGAGGCGTGAGGAAACCCTGCTCGGGATCATCGAGAAACTAAACGACCGCCTCATGTTCTTGGTGGACAGGCCGTGGGAGCCGCCGCCGATCATGTTTCAGGAGGAACGGGTAGCCACAGCCGTCCCGTTCGATGCTGACCCGTCCCCGTTCGATGGTGATTACGACTAGTGGCTGCACCTCTTCGTGTCGCGCCACCACCGCCGGACGAGTACGCCGTCACGGACAACCCGGCACTCACCGTTTGGACAGAACGGCGGGAACAGGGGCGGCATCACCGTCGCCGTTACGAACCCACCTGGCATCTTTGCCAAGCGTTTCTGGCCGGGCGTCAGTGGACAGGCTGGGCTGACGGGAAGATCCGGGAGCAACCGAACCCGCAGAAACGGGAGCGCCATACCGTAAACGTCACGACGATCTACCACGAGAACGTGGTCGGAAAACTCATGTCCGAGGATTTCCGCCCCGACCTTTTCTTCTCCAGGGAGGACATGGAGGCGGAGGGTGTGACGGACGAGGCGACCCGCGACCTTCGTTTCCTCTGGGAAACAGAGGTGCGGGCGGAGGAGAAGATCCACGAGGTCGTCCGCAAGATGGCGACCTACGGGACGTGCGCTTTGCGCTGCTCCTACGATCGGATGGCCGGGCCTTTGATGATGGAAGCCCCGCTCGGCCCAGACGGCAACCCGATCATAGACCCCGCCCAGGCACACGACTATGTGGCGCAGGCGCAGCAGCAGGGCCAACAGGTTCAATTCATGCCGATCCACGAGGGGAAGGTACGTTGGAGAGCGTTTTCTCCGTTCCATATCCTCACTCCCCCAGGAGTCGAGTTTGAACAGGACTTCCCTTGGCTGATCCTTGAAGAGGCTGTTTGGCTTCCTCGTGTGCGCGCCCTTTACGGTGACGCAGCCGCAGGGTTGTCGGCAGACAGCCTGACCGGCTACGAAGGATCGTCCCTACAGGACGTGAGTTACGGGGAGATTGGTGGTGCTGGTTCCGGCCACCTTCGTGACCATATCCTTCTTTGCACCGGGTTCGAGCAGCCGACAGACCAGTTCCCCAAAGGCCGGGTGACTGTCTGGGCGAAACAGACGAAGTTGGAGGAAAGACAGGAACTTCCGTACCTTCATGCGGGCGAACCGCACTCCGGGGTGGTGTTCTTCCACTACCACAAGGAGGAAGGACGTTTCTGGAGTTTGGGGATGACCGAATCCATGCTAGGGCCGCAACGCCAGTTGAACAGGGCGCGCTCCCAGATGATCGAGATGAAAGACCGGGCTTCCCTCGGCAGGGTTTACGCTGACAAAGGCACGTTCACGATCCAGAACGAGCCGAAAGGCAAGATCATGGAGATCATCGAAGTCCCGCCCGGCATGCGTTTCCCTGTGGAAACGGTGGGGGTGGGGCCGGGAACATGGATCGAGAACGAAGCGAAGATCAACATCGAGGACATGAACCGGGTGGCGGGACTTTCGGAGCTTCTGCAAGGCCCCACACCGTCGGCGATCTCCCCTTACGCCTCTCTCGCCCTGCTCGCCCAGGAGGACGACCGGAGGATGGGTCCAATCCGCCGCCACATTCGTCTTCGCATCGGTGAAGCGGTCGAGCTGTCCCTGTATGACGTGCGACGTTACTGGCCGCATACGAAAAGGGTGTCGGTATCCGGCCCTGGCAACCGGGTGGACACTTTCCTTTTCGACCGGGCAAAACTGCCATTGGAGTTCTACCTGTCCGTCTCGAACGCAGCCCCGAAACCGACAACTCCGGCGGCTCTCTCCCAGATGATCTACGACATCTTCGACCGGGCGATCGGCTCGGGGCAGCCTTTGCCGATCGATTGGCTCAGGGACTCCCTGAAAGAGGGGCAGCCGTTGCCGATCCCCAAGAGGGAGGCGGAAGTACAAAGACGTGCGGCCGAGCTGGAGAACCTGATGCTAGACCAAGGGCAGATGCCGGAAGTTCATCCGGCCGACGACGACATGATCCATGTTCAGGTTCACCGGGAGGGACAGTCACAGTTCGGGACGATCGCCGAGATGAAAATGGCTGATCTTGCGAACCAGGCTGGACCTCCGTCACAGAATGGTCCGCAGGCCAAGCCGCAGATGCCCGCCGAACAGGTGATGTTCCAGATGTTCGAGATTCACATCATGCAGCATTTGCAGAACGCGCAGAGGAAGGCCCCCACCTCGACTTCGGTGCCCCAGTTGCAGGGCGGTCATGGTGCTTCCGGCCCGCAGGCGCAGGGAAACCCCCAGAACACGCAGCCTGTCAGGGGCGGCACGGCCGTCATGCCGCAATAGCAGTCCGTCCGCAGCCTCACGGATACTGTGGATCGTGCAAACACTACGTCTTCCTGGTCGAAAGTCTGTTACGTTCATCGTCGAATGGACGAGTTGCTGGGGCTATGACGGTAGTGTGTTCGAGCAGGGAAAGCATACGGTGGAGAAGCCGTCCAAAAAGTTTCTTGACGCCCTTCGTTCCGCTGAGGAAGCGCAGACGGGCATCACGATCGTGGAGGAATAAATGCCGGTAGTTGCCTCTGATCTCGTAGCTTTCCTTTCCGCAAACATGCCGGTGGCGGATTCAGGTACGGCTGGTGGTGCGATTGACCTTCTGCGCCGCCCTGATTTCACCCAGATCGCGGCGGACGACGACATCGAGGTCATCTCTTCCTCGGCTTCCGACACGCAGAATTGCACGATTACAGGCCGTAACGCCGCCGGGTCGATCGTCACCGAAACAAAGACTCTGACCGGAACTTCGGCTGCCATCTTCGCCACCCTGGGTGTGATCAACCGTGTTTTGATCGTTGATCTCGCTTCGACGGCGGTTGGAACGGTCACGGTCAGACGCTCTGTGGCTGGGGCGACCGTGAGGACGATCGCAGCAGGGGAACGAGGTTTCAAAGCGATCTTCCAGCAGCTCGCCTCCGACCCTTCGGTGCAGAAGGACTACTACTCCAAAATCTTTGTCAAGAACACGAACGGCACGCTCGCGCTCGTGAATGCTCTGGTCACACAGTCTTCTGACCCTTCCGGCTTCGTAACCCATCTGCTCGCAGCTTCCAAGGACGACACGGCGACTGCCACGAACAGGATTACGGCACCGGCGGCAGCAGATACGCAAGACCCGGACACTTTCGACGACACAGACAAATCCGTCCCAGGAGCAGACCTTGGTGCAGGCGTGGCTGTAGGAGTGTGGCTTCGCTACAGGCTTCCGGCCGGAACTGCGGCACAGAGGAGCACCTACACGCTCGGAGTTTCTGGACAGTCGGCATAAGCGGTGGCGGATAACTTCCGCATCCAGACGCCCGACGGGCCGATCACAAACCGCGCCCGTGACCTAGGTTCTGGCATCTGGGGGAGCATGGCCCTGGTCGGGGCGGTCGAAAGGGTTTACGACTCCACCACTTCCCTGACGCTCACAGGAGCGTCACTCGCCCTTCCTTCCATACCGGCCACCGCTCGTTTCGCCGACGTGTATTGCGAAGGTGCGTCTTCGACCGATTATGGACGCTACTGGGAGACAGGAACTCCGACTGCGAGTGTGGGGAAGAAACTGAAAGACGATGTGGAGATCACCGTTTGCAGCCTGGCTAGTTTCCGGGCGATTATCGGTACCGGAACTCCTATTCTTCGTATCGCCTACTGGCATTACGCGATTCTTGCGGGCGAATGAGAAGGAGAAACCGCCCGACAGGTGTTGTGAATCTCCCCGGCACGGATCTGGCGGGTTTCTCAACCGACACTCTGATCCGACAGCCACCGGCTATTCCCCCATCTCTACCTGGGACTCCGAGTTTGCCAATTGCACCGCAGACGTACACGATCCCCGGCGGCGCCTACCTGCCGACGAGCGTCTCCGACTTCCAGGCGCGGGTTGCGGCGGGCGGCGCGGCCGACATCATCATTCCCGATGTCGTCCAAACGAAGGCGACAGGCGGGCCGCTCACGGCCGGCGCCCGGCACCGGCTCTGGCAACAGACCCTTCTCGGCGGGACGCTCCAGTACGGGCTCTTCTCGAACTTCGGGCTGGAGCTCCACGGCGCCAGGGTCAAGCTGATCGACGCCACCCACGTCAACAGCACGAACCCGGCCGCCGTCTTCTCGAACGGCGGTCTTCTGACGATCCAGGACTGCGAAATCGACGGGGGCCGGCAAGGGTTCGACTCCTCCTCCGACTTCGCGAACTCGGGTTGCGGTAGCCCGCTCGGCACGCCGATCTGGGGGGTGTGGTGCATCCAGGCTGGCGGGGCGATCATCGAACGCTCAATCGTGAAGAACGCGACGTCGGACGGGATTTACCTGCCGACGAACGGCGGGAACGTCGACCGGATCTGGGACTGCCTGATCACCGACTGCCGGCGGCCTACGCAGGGCAACTCGTACGGCACATCAGAGGCCGGTTTGCGTCTCTACCATCCCCAGTCGGTCACGAACGGCGTCCGCAGGTTGGAGATCCGCCGCTGCGGCTACGGGATCGTCACCGTCAACGGCGGCGGGAACACGACGACGTTCTCCGACATCCGTATCGACGAGATCCGCGGGGATGGCATCTACTCGGGCGGCGGCCTGAACGCCTGTAACGGCGGCACCGGCTTCTACTTCGAGCGGACCACGACCGCGGCGATCCTGGAGAACTTCTACATCGGCCCGAACGTCAGGTACGGCACGTTCGCCGAGTGGGACGTGAACGTGGCGGGCACGTCGGGCGCGGTCAACTGCATCATCAGGAACGGCACGATCGACAACTCGGTGCATCTGACGACGATCGTGCCGAACAACCTGCTCGGCACGTTCTTCGACCAGGGCTGCAACGGCAACACAATCCAGAACGTCAAGTTCGTCCGGCAGACGTGGGGGTGCATCGGCTTCAAGAGCGCCGGGAACTCGACGTCGGGCAACGACTACTCCCTGTCAACGATGGACGCCGCCCATCAGGTTCGGACAGGCGTCTCCTACCTGTCCCCGTGACCTGTGACCGCTGTGGCAAACGAGCAACCGTCCTTTACAAGTATTGAGGGCGTCGGATTTGTGCGGCCTGCGTGCAGGCCCGCCCGGTATGACCGAACACGAAGGGGTGAGAACGTATGGCTGATCTGAAGCTTGCGTATGCGGCGTCGGCGAACTGGACTTGCACGCTCGCGTCATTGGCGAGCTCCGCCACCGCCGGCCGCGAATCATTGCTCGTCGACAACTCGACGAACAAGTACCTCGACTATCTCGCCATGCTGAAAGTGGTGTTGCAGGCGGGTACGCCGGGGAACGACAAGGCGGTGTACGTGTACGCGTGGGGGGTGGTCGAGACGTCGTCGATCACGTACCCGGACGTGGTGACGGGGGCTGATGCGGCGATCACGATGAACGACCCGACACAGTTGAAGTTGCTCGGCACGATTTACGCGCCCACGTCGGCGGGGACGTTCGCCGGCGGCCCGTGGAGTGTGGCGGAACGGTTCGGCGGTGTCTGTCCCGTGATCTTCGGGTTCGTCGTCCGCAACTACACCGGCATCGCTCTCAGTGCGACGGAAGGGAACCACGAGAAGCTGCTGGCCGGCGTGTACCAGACGGTCGCGTAGGGGAACCGGGAATGCCCTGGACACTTGACGGAACCAACGACTTCCTCCAGATCCCCGATGACAGCCGGGGGGATCATCTCAGCCCGCCGAGTTTGACGATCGCGTGCTGGACGAGGCCGAGGGTGACAGCCGCGGGACAACGGATCTTCAGCCTGGCGGCTGACGACTTCTGGCTTGGCTGGTCGGGGGCGACGTTCGGCCCCAGGCTAGTCCTCTACAACGGGGCGAACCGCACGGTGGACAGCGGCCTTCTCGTCGGGAGCAGGCTTTACCTGATCGCCGCCAGCTTCGACTCGACCGAGTTGATCCCCCGTATCCATGTGAACGGCCAGTTGGCGCAGACGGGGGCGACGTTGTTGGCTCCGATCACCTGGGAGTTCCCGGGGGCGGAGGTTGGGATGGGCGGGTCAGCCACGGGGGTGGCCGCCACGTTCATGAACGGTGAGGTTGGTCCCGCCTACTTGTGGAAAGCAAGGTTGACGAACCCGGAGCAGCAACAGTTGTTCGTGCAGGGACATCCTCGCGGCATCCGCCCTGCCGCGCTGATTGGTGCGTGGCGGGATGATGACGGCCGCGACTCGTCCCCGTACGGTCGGGCGCATTTCCTGATGAAGAACGGTGCGACCCCCGGCGGGATGCGGCTCACCCCGGTGAGGCCGTACCGGTTCGGCTCCCGGATCGGCAGCATCGGCACCAATATCGGAGGGTTTCCTTTCACGTCCAAGTCTGCAAGGAATGTCCTCCTTCGCAGGTAGCAACATCCGGTGGTTTTCTTAGAGTAGGAGTCGTTCATGGAACTAGGACGCATGTATTCGGTGGAGTTCGACAATGTGGCTGTCACAGTCGCCACCGACTTTTTTGAGATCGTTCCCGCCGACGACAAGCCGTGCATCGTTCATGCGGTTTTCGTCGGGCAGTCCACAGAGCTTGGGGACGCAGCCGAAGAACAGTTGCGTGTTCGTATCATCCGTCTCCCCGCCACCTTCACCTCCGGCTCTGGTGGGGCAGCCCCTACTCCCGCGCCTTTGAACGACGGTACAGCCGCCGCCGGGTTTGTAAGCGAGACGATGAACACGACCGTGGCGACCACTTCCGGTACGGCGATCAACCTGCATTCGGACACGTTCAATGTTCGCACCGGGTTCGTATGGATTCCCACCCCGGAGATGCGTCCCACAGTTCGCCAGGCTGCTGGTCTGGTCGTAAGGCTTGTGGCCGCCCCTGCGGACTC